ATTTAGAGGCGTTCAGCAAGCGCGTCCCATGTATCGTTAGGTCCCTGTGCATATTTGTTCCTAAAAATTGTCTCTGCAAATTCTGTTTTAAATCTGTTAACGATCAAGTTATACCTTTTGTTCTTTTATTTTCATTAGTTTTTGTTTCATGACTTCTAATGCATCAATACATTCTTCCAGTTGTCCAGTTGCTTGAATGTAATACAATCCATTATCTTCACGCTCAATAACATTTCGTTTCTGAGACAGGAGTTGGGCTGCATTAATTAATTCATTGAACTGAGCATTCATTTCAGCTTGGTAGCCCACAAGAGCATCAACGAAGCGGTTTAATGGGAGCATGATGTTCCTCTTCTCTTATTTTATCCACTTCCGTTTGTAGATACTTGTCTGCTTCTCGTTCATCTTGTTTTCGTTTACGATAATGGATGTTATCCTTTATAGGATTTCTAATTTCTTGAAGATGATCGCGTTTCTTATTGCTCAGCGAGATAATCATGAATGTATTGTAAACGTTCTTTAATTTTATCGGGGAATGCGTCCACCAAGTCGTCAGCCTCTACGTCCATCAGTTCTAGTAGAGTGACTTCATCAACCTGCCGTAGCTTCTCGATTATATCGAAGTAATTCATATTCTTTTTGTAATTCGTAAAACCTATCCAAGAACAGACGTTTTGCTTGTTCTGGTATCATCCCAATAGGTCTAAAGTTGTGCTGCACTCTCGGGCGCTGTTCTCCCCAAATTTCCCAACCATGCCCACGAGAAGGAAGTAGATAATGTGCCTCTGTACTTAACATAGTGAGGTCTAAATACTTCACTATAGGAGACATAGGATAGTCCAATCCAAAGGCTTCAAAAAGCCTAGACAGAATAGTCCTCTCAATTGCTTTAAATTCAGGTAAATGTTGTTTTACTGGAGAAGCCATATCAGGTAAGTATGCTTCACTCGCATCATGTAACAAACAAGCAAACTGTTGGTCAGGTTGTGCCATTCGAGACATGTGCCAGCTATGCTCTGCTACACTATAGAAGTGACTACAATGGCCTGTAAATCGGCACATCATACTCAGAGCATGGGCAATGTCTTCAATATCAAAATCTTCTGGCTTAGGGTCTAAAAAATAAAACTTTTTTCCACTTACTGTTTCAATGTAGTTTTCCACTTTTTATACCATTCCTTGTTTTCTGGAAAGACAGGTTCAAAAACAAACCCATCTTGTAGAGCTTTACGCTCATATGCGGCATCTAATGACTTTGGTTGATTTCCTTCGTATATATCTTTAATGTCTTTTTCTGAAATCATTTCATCAAACTCCAGTTGCATCATCCAATCTTTTACTCGTCCCATATTTCTTTTTAACCCAATCTAATGAAACAGGCATTAAATCAAATTCACCATTATTATGCACATCATGTAAGACAAGAAAACCTCTCCAGTGCTTGTTGCCCTGTGGTCCTAAATAATCTTCATCATGCTCGTAACATGAGCCAGCAATAATAGAAGTTAGTAAAGCACCATCAGCACGATTGCCTGTAGTGATTTGAAGTCCCTGTTGGTGTCCTGCAATAGAGGACATACTTGTTTTCCTTAGCTGTGCAGCAGCGGAAGATGCTGGACGACCTGCCACCCCAGTAACAAAATAATGGCTATAGGCAATGCCATCAACAAGCACAACATCAAGGAAATTATAAACCTCCCACCCTTTTTCTTTGTATTTAAGTGCATCAATCGACAAAACCCCTTCCAATTTGGCATCGTCGTTAATTGCACGATTAATACGATTTTCATGGTTGCCTAAGGTTAGCACCATTCGCGGACGATACTGTTTTTCTTTGTTCTTTTTAGCTCGTGAGTTATACTCCTGTATAGGAGCTAGTAAAGCATCCATCGCATTGTTAGCGGCTCTAATGTCAAGCATATACCGCCTACCCTCGAAGGATTTCTTATTTACATCATAGCTAGAGAGACTTGGCATATCTGCAAAATCCCCCAGACACACAATTACTTCTGGCTGTTTCTTAACAATATAGTTGCCAATAGCAGTTAAGAAATCTGTGTTATCGCCGTCCCTAATTTGACAATCAGGAATTACTAGATGTTTCATGAATAACAGGTTCCTTGTTTCGCAACGGCATAGCACCATTTGCCAACAGGAAGTTAATACCTACATTCAAAACTAGGTCTATCTCTTGTTTATTTAATGTTCCTGAAAAGGTGACATTCCCATCTGTATCTTTTGTTGTAACTTCAATATTCATTTCTTTTTCTGTTTCGCTTTCTCTTTGTTTGTTTTAATTTTGTGGCAGGGCTTACAGAGAACCTGTAGGTTATCTGCTTCACAAAATAAGTTATTAATAAATTCGTCCCACGACTTATTATAGCCTATGGGTTTAATGTGATCTACTTGGATTTGTGAGGCGGGAAATAATTGTTTACAAGCCATGCACTGATAATGTTCCGCGATGCGGCCAGTGAGTTTGTTAAGTTGTTTTCCAACCTTTGCTGAATGCAGTGTGGTGTATTTCGGACCCCAACGCCTACTACCGCTTCGTAGAATAGACGTAACAAAGCTGTTAAATCGTGCTTCTGTCCACTGTCCATCGTTATATAGTTTTCGTTTCTTCACTAAAAGGAAATTTCCATAACTTGTCTCGTTCTCGTAGGATGTATAGACACTGCCCATTCATAAGCATTTCATCGTCATTGCTGTACATATCTCGTACAGTTTCAAACATTTCCTGCTCATTCAGACAATCGTCAATTACTTTAGCCGCAACTTTACCTGCCCCAACCACACCTTTAATGTTGTCAGAAACATCACCAGTAATAAGTTGTTTGTAGAAGAATCTAAGTCCTTCTAGTTCTGTGACGTTATACAACGAAGCTGGTTTAGTCCATCGTGACTCAGGCTTACCTCCTGAGATTTCCCATGAGTAATGCATACCGGGAACTTGGTTTAGGTCTTTATCCAATGTGCAGATAATTGTATTTTTAATATCTGCTGTTTGTTCAATACCTAGCAAGTCATCTGCTTCAAGAACATCTTCAGATTGTGCAGCATAAGCCTCTACTAGATAAGCCTTGCATTCATCCAACCATCGTGGCCTAACCATATCCCTGCGATTGGCTTTGTACTCTGGATAAATACCGTAACGGAAGTTGCTTGGTCCTGAAAGAAATATATTGAACTCATTTGCACTTGTTGCTAAAAGAATTTCATCAATAGTATTTTCCATGTAACGCACTGCCACATTGAACGCCTCTAAACCAGAATCTATAGTGAG